GTCGGCCTCGCGTTTGAGGGCTATCGCAACTCGAGCCTCTCCGGCGGCGTCGCCACGACCAAGACCATCACCGGCAACGACGGCAACACCTATACGCTGAGCGGCGGCTCCTCGATGCGCAGCGCCAACGTCACCCAGGCCGTAGCAAGCGGCCAGACGCTGTTCGCGACCGCTCCGCTGATCAACGGCGCCGTCGCCTACGCCTGGTTTGTCGGCCCGGCGGGCTCGGAGACGCTTCAGGCGATCACCACCATCAACAGCGCCACCTTCAATACGCCGCTCACTTCCGGCCAGCAGGCGGCGAGCGTCATCACCGCGGACAATTCCCGCAATGCGACGCTCGCTTTCGACGGTCTGCTGACCGTCGGCTTCAATCCCGCCAATCCCTCGTTCGTGCAGGCTTTGGCGTCCGGACCCGCAGGGACTGGCACATTTCTTACGCCGTCTGGCCGGGGCTCGATCAACGAAATCGACAACATGCTGATGCAGATGTGGAACAGCTATCGACTGTCGCCGACGGTGATCTACGTCAACGCCCAGGAGCAGAAGAACATCACGGCGAAGTGCCTGACCAACGCCTCGGGGCCGCTGGTTCGCTACAATGTCGACGCCTCCCAGTCCGCGCCTTACGAGTTCACCGCCTCGGGCGTGGTGCGCTGGTATTACAATCCGTTCACCGGCGTCGAGATCCCGATGCCCGTGCATCCGGATCTGCCGCCGGGCACGATCCTCGCGTTCTGCGAGCGCCTGCCGGTCTGGTACCAGTCGAACGAGGTTCCCAACGTCGCCGAGGTGCTGACGCGCCGTGACTATTATCGCGTCGACTGGCCGATCCACACCCGGCGACGCGAGTTCGGGGTCTACACCGAAGAGGTTTTGGCGGTTTACGCGCCATTCGGCGTCGGCATCCTGACCAACATCGGCAACGGCTGACGCTCGGGCGCTGAGAGTGCGTCTGGACGGCTGGGCGCAAGCGCGGCCGTTCGTTTTTGTGAAGCCCGTCTTTGCGAGCGTTGCATGTCGCCCTTTGATCTGACCAATCTCGCGGCGTTGAAGGCCTGGCTCGGATTGCCCTCCGCGCCGGGCGCGAACGATGCGACGCTCACCGCGCTCGTCACGGCGGCGAGCCGTTCCGTCTACGCGGCGCTGAGCCGCCCGAGCCTGCTGCCGCGCGCCTTCACAGAGACGATCAATCTCGAGACCGCTCGCGTGACGCTGCGGCACTGGCCGGTGCTGCAGGTGACCTCGGTGACCTGGCGCGGGATCGCCGTTCCGCCCGACGAGAACGCCGACCTCGAGGCGTCGATCGGATACGTTCTCGAGCCTGGCGACGACGCTCCGCCCGGCCGGCCGCAGGCGCTCGATTTGTTCGGCCATCAGTACCGGCCGGGGCGCCAAAGCCTCGTCGTGTCCTACAGCGCCGGATATGGGGTCCAGAACGAGACGCAAACGGTTCCGGCGGCCGCTCCCTTTCAGCTCTCGGCGTTGTCGCCTTACGGGCCGTGGGCGTCGGATCTCGGCGTGACTTACGCCGCGACCGGCGCGCCGCTCACCGCGGTCTCAACCTCGCCGGGCACCGGTCAATATGCCGTCAGCGCCGGAACCTACGCCTTCTCGGTCGCCGACGCCGGCCAATCGGTTTCCATCGCTTATGGCTATGTGCCCCAGGATATCGCGCAGGCGACCCTGGAACTGGCGGCCGAGCGCTTTCGCGCGGCCGAGCGCATCGGGCTCAAGTCGAAGTCGATAGGCGGTCAGGAGACGATCGCCTACGACATGAGCGCGATGTCGGCGCCGATCGACGCGATGCTGCAACCCTATAAGCGGGTCACTCTCTGATGTTCGCGCTGGGTCTCGACGGCATCGAGGAGACAAGCGCGCGGCTCGAAGGCTATCCGGCCGCCTTGCAAGCGGCGCTCGGCGCCAAGGCTGACGAACTCGCCGCGGCGCTCGCCGACCTGGTCAAAAGCGACAAGCTTGCGGGGGGCGTGTTGAACACACGCACCGGGACGCTCGCCGATTCGATCACCGCCAGCGTCGCCGCCGACGCGGACGGCGTTCTCGCCTCGGTCGGTTCCGAGGGCGATGTGAAGTATGCCGCGATCCAGGAATACGGCGGCAAGACGAGCGCGCACGAAATCCTGCCTGTGAAGGCCGACGCGCTCGCCTTCATCGCCGGCGACGCTCAGCATTTTGCGCGCAGGGTCGAGCACCCGGGCTCGGTGATCCCCGAGCGATCGTATTTGCGCTCGGCGCTCGAGGACATGACGGATGAAATCCTCGTGGGCCTCGCGGGCGCCGCAGCCGAGGCATGGGAGAGCGCATGACCCGCGAAGCGGCCTTCTCCGCGCTGTTCGCGGCTGTTTCCTCGGCTTATCCGTGGGGCCTCGCCTCGCGGCGGATGAAGCTGTGGAGCGAAGTTCCGGCCGCGCTGCGGCCGGCGTTCTTCCAGCTCGAATCGGGGCCGGAAACCTATCAATGGGCCTCGCCCGCGACGCCGAAGCGGACGCTGGAGGCCAAGCTCTTCCTCTATTTCGACGCCCGCGATCCGGCGACGCCCGGCGCGACGGCGATCAACAACGCTCTCGACGCGATCGACGCGGCGCTTGCGCCTGCGGCCTCCAATGTCGGGCTCGGCCGCCAGACCCTCGGCGGCGCCGTGTACGATTGCAAGATCACGGGCGTGCCGGTGCGAGACACCGGCGACCTCGATGGCGACGGCCTTGCGGTGGTCGCGGTGCGGCTCATCGGGCCGTGAAGCCGCGGCATTCCGTGTCCCGCTGACGATCTGACGTCAACGCATTGCGCCTTTGTCTCGGTGACGATGCGATCCTCACACCAATCTTCCAACGGAGTTCACCCTCATGTTCGTATTCGGCTCGGGCGTGCTGATCGGCACACAATTGAACGTGACGCCCGCGACCCCGATCAATTTCGGGCTGGTCCAGAAGGTCAGCGTCGACACCTCGGTCAGCGTCAAGGAGCTCTACGGCCAGTATGCGTTCCCGGTCGCCGTCGGTTCCGGCACGCGCAAGGTGCAATGCAAGGCGTCGCTCGCGCGCTTCAGCGGGCAAGCCATCGGGCGCCTGTTCTACAATCAGGTTCCCGCCGCGGGCTCGACCATCTCTCAGTTCGCGGAGGTGCACAGCGTTCCGGCGTCGAGCCCCTACACGATCACGGTCACGAACGGGGCACACTTCGTCGCCGACCAGGGCGTCACCTATGCTTCGACCGGACTGCCCCTGATCGCGGTTTCAGCGTCGCCGGCGACGGGCCAATACAGCGTCAATGCCGCCACCGGCGTCTACACCTTCGCCTCGGGCGATACCGGCGCCGGCGTCCTGATCTCCTACACCTATACGGCGTCGACCACCGGCGAGGCTCTGGCGATCGCCAATCCGCTGATCGGGCCGACGTCGACCTTCACGGCGACGCTGTTCGCGACCGACCCGACGACCAATGCGCAGTTCTCGGTGACGCTCAACCAGTGCGTGGCCAGCAAGTTCTCGTTCGACACCAGCATCGAGGACTTCGCCAAGCCGGACTTCGAGTTCCAGGCGTTCGCCAACGCCGCCGGCCAGGTCATGACCTTCAACTTCGGAGACGCCGCGTGAGCGAGGAAGCGTTCGCGATCTCGCTTGGCGGAAAGTCCTGGTCGGTCCCGCATCTGCCGTTCCGGGCGATCAAGGCGATCCAGCCGGCGCTGTTCGACGTCTATCTGGCGGCCGGCGGCGCTTCGATGTCGGGCGAATCCGTCGCCCGACTCAGCGAAGCTGAGCTCGATCGCCTCGCCGAAGCGACGTGGCGGACGATCTCCTTCGTCGAGCCCGAGCTTTCCTTCGCGAACTTTCTCGATCTCCCATTCTCGGTGGGCGAACTGATCCAGGCTTTTCCGTCAGTCGCCAGGGCGGCCGGTCTTCGTCCCGGCAGAGTTGAGGACCATGCTTCCCCCGCGCAGGCGACGCCGGAGGCGTCGCAATCCGTGGGAAAGTTGATTTCGACGCCCTGATCGCTCAGGTCGTCTCGAACACGGGCTGGAGTTGGGACGAGGCGCTCGATCAGCTGACCATGCCGCGCTTTCTTGCGCTGCGAGCCGAGTGGCGCCGCAATCCGCCCGTTCACTGGCTCGTCGCCGCCGCGCTCAAATATCGCGAGCCGAACGACGAGGACTCCCGACCGCGCCAGCCGACGATCGCGGCGCTGAAGGCGGCGTTCCCGAACGGCGCGCTTTGACGAACCCACCCAAGGTCAAGGATCAGCGATGGCCGACGCAAACGTCTCCGTCAGCTTTAGCGCTTCGGTCAGCGATTTCGTCTCCCAGGTTGGCGAGGCGAAGGACGCCTTGCAGACCTTTTCGGCGCCGTTCGGCGAAATCAATCGGCAACTGGCCTCGTTCGGGACCGCAACGTCCCAGGCCTTCAGCGCCGATCGTCTGGCGCCGTACCGCGACGCGCTTTCCGCGACCCAATCGCTTCAGCAGTCATTCGCCGCCGACAGCGCTCGCGCCGCGGCGGCGTTGCGTGAAGGCGACGACGCGGCCTATGCCGACGCGGCGAGGGCCGCGCAACTCGCGACCTCGGAAGAATTGAGGATCCTGGCGGACGCCACAAAGCAGAAACTCACCCTCTACGCCCAGGAGGCCCGTTCTTTCCAGATCACCCAGCAGCAGAAACTCGCCCTTTCGCAGCAAGTCCTCGACGAAGAATACGCCGCCGAGGTCGCTGCGATCCAAAGGGAGGGGGCTCTGGACGAGCAATCGCTCGCTGGTAAACAGCGTGTCGACGACATGATCATCGAAGCGGCCCGCCGCCGCGACGATCAGATGTCCGCCTTGACACGCTCGGCCCTGCAGGACCAGGAGCGCGAGTATCAGGCGTTCGGCAACTCGATTGCGCAGGCGTTCAATTCCCAATTGCGCGGACTGGTGACAGGGACCACCACCTGGCATACGGCTTTTAGGAACGTGCTCGACGACCTGCTGGTCAAATTCATTGAGTGGTGTGAGACGACCGTCGAGCATTACGTCTTGGCGGAAGCGATGAAGACAGCCGCGACCACGTCGGGCGTCGCCGCCCGCACAACCGCGGAAGAGGGCGGCGCCGCGGCCTCGCTGGGCGCGCAGGGCGCGGCGATGGTGCGGTCGATCCTCTCCTCGGCTGCGGAAACATTCGCCGGGGTGTTCGGATTTCTGGCGCCGCTCATGGGCCCTCTGGCGATCGGTCCCGCCACGGCGGCCCAGGCCACGGTCGCTGGCATGGCGGGCGCCGTGGCGTCGGCCGATATCGGCATGTGGCGGGTGCCGCAGGACATGCTGACTCTCATTCATCACAACGAGCTGATCATGCCGGCTGCGGAGGCAGGCGCCTTTCGCTCGATGCTGACAACCTCCGCGGGGGCCGGCGCCTCAGCTGGCCCATCGGTGGCCATTCATCCAACCACGCACTTCAATGTCTCGGCGATCGATGGACCCTCGGTTGCTTCCTGGATGCGTTCGAATGGTCCCGGCATGGCCAAGGCGCTCGACGAGGCGGTGCGCCACGGCGCGGCGCTGGGCCTGAAGAGACTGCGCGGATAGGCGGCGCCGACGATGACGATTGCGCGCTTGACCCGCCCGTTTCCGATCGCCTGACGCCTGGCTCGCCCATGGCCTCGGTCAATCTTACCGGCGTGCATCTGCTGCCATCGACTGGCGAGTTCGCCTACGACACGATCTCGGCGATTGCATTTCAGCGTGGATCGAGCGGCCTCGACAACGCGACGGTCATGAATTTCTTCAGTAGCTCGCCGGGCGCTCCGACGGACTACTCGAACGCGATCGGGCAGCTTCAGTCGCAGCATCCCGAATGCACGACCGTCAGCCTGGTCGTCGCATGGTTCTTCAATTCGGAAGATGCTTCGACCTGCAACGTCTACCCCTCGACCAATTTCCTGCTCGGCGAGTTCGAACAGTGGAACGACGGCGCCTGGGCGCCGGTTCACTGGATGGTGTCGAGCCTGACGGAGCAGGATTATCCGGGCGTCATTCCGCTTCCCAACCTGTCGGGGACGACCAATTTTGTCTATGGCGGCACGCCAAGCGATCCGAGCGTCGTCCGCTGCCTCCGCGATCTCAAGAGCCGCGGGTTCAAGGTCGTCTTCTATCCGTTCCTGCTCGGAACGGGACCCGGATTCCCGTGGCGGGGCCGCATCACATCGTCAGGCGACCTCAGCCAGACGGCGACGAATGACGTCGCGACCTTCATGGGTCCGGCAACGGTTAGCGACTTCACGCCGGACTCGACAAACCTGACTGTCGCCTATTCCGGCAACCTGTTCGATTGGACCTACCGCCGGATGATCCTGCATTACGCGAACCTTTGCGCGGTCGCGGGCGGGGTCAACCTGTTTGTGATCGGGTCGGAGCTTCGCGGGTTGGAAATTCTGCGCGGACCTGGATGGACGAAGGCGGGCGCGACCGACGGCTCGGGCAACGCGATCTGGGATTATCCGATGGTCGCGGCGCTCAGCACGCTCGCCAACGACGTGCGGACGACATTCGACAATGCCGGCTTCACCAAGAACACGGCGACGCTCGAAAACCTGATCTGCTACTCGGCCGACTGGTCGAGCTGGATGGGCTGGCAGCACCCGGGCGAGAACGGGCAGTGGCCGCATCTCGATCAGCTCTACGCCAGCGCCAACATCGACTTCGTCTCGTTTGACAACTACCTGCCGCTGACCGACTGGACGACGGCCGCCAACGGCGGCCTCGACGGCGATCAATGGATGCAGCCGGCTCCGACCGGACCGTGGCCGCCATCGCCATCGGCGATGAGCGGTCTGGGCCTCAGCGGGCCGCCGACGATCTACTCGACGCCCTACCTCAAAGCCGGAATCGAGGGCGGCCAATATTTCAACTGGTTCTATAACGACAGCAACAATCTCGGCCGCGGCCTCGATCCGAACGGATCCGACCTGCAGGTGTCACTGCCGGAAGGCAACCGGCTGGCGCAGACTCGCAACCCCTATTTCGCCGGCCAGGAGCTGCTCGCCAACAAACAACTGCGCTGGTTTTGGAACAATCCTCATCAGGCTGTTTACGCCACGGCGGCTTCAGGCGGAGCATGGGTTCCGAGCGGGCCGAACACCGAATGGGTCCCGAATTCAAAGTCAATCCTGATGCTGGAGTACGGCTTCGCCGCGTGCGACAGGGCGACCAATCAGCCCAACGTTTTCTTCGACCCGAAATCGACGGAAAGCTTCACTGCCTATTGGTCGATCTGGGACCCGGCCAACGACCTCGGTTATCTGCCGCGACGCGACGACACGATTCAGGCGCTAGCCCTCGAGGCCGTCTACGAATATTGGAACGTGGACGGCGCCAACATGATCGTCGGCGGCTTGCCGATGCTCAATTGGAATTTCTGCTGCGTCTGGAATTGGGACGCGCGGCCGTTTCCAACGTTTCCGATCGAAAATCAGTCATGGGGCGACACCGGAAATTGGCAACAAGGCTTATGGACCAATGGCCTCCGCGCCGTCCTGCCGCCACCCCTGCCGACTCCGCCGCCGACGCCAGGCCCTTACGTCGCCTTCCCGACGTTGGCGACGCTCGCCTGGTCGGCCCACATCACGCCGAAGTTCTCCACTGTGGTCGCCGGACACGTATCAGGGCGCGAGACGCGAGCCCAACGCGCTGCGAACCCCTATTTCGATCTTGAACTGACCTATGAGGTTCTGCGCTCGGCTGCGGCGTACGAGGAATTGCAGACGATCGCGGGGTTCTTCGAGCAGGCAAGCGGCGCTGACGAGCCGTTCTGGGTCGCGCCGCCAGGCTTGAGCACGTTCGCCGGCCAAGCGATCGGAACCGGCGACCGCGCGACGACGGTCTTTCCGCTCGTCGTGTCAATCGGCGGCTATGGCGGGCCGGTTTATGGGACGTCGGGCGTCTCGGCCGCCTATCTCAACGGTGTGCCGCAGCCGGGCGGATGGTCCGTTTCAAGCGGATATCTGCCCGCGATCACCTTCGCCTCGCCGCCAGCGGCCGGCGTCGCGATCACGGCCGACTTCGGCGTTCTCTGGCTCTGCCGATTCGCCGAGGACGTCCAAGACTTCGAGGAGTTCATGACCATGCTTTGGGCGCTCCGGACGCTGCGGTTATCGACGGTGAGGCCGTGACGACGCCGCCAAGCTTCCCGACACTCGCCGGCCTCGGCTGGAGCGTGCACAAGAAGCCGGTGTTTTCGACGGTGGTGGCGAGCCATGTGTCGGGGAGAGAGGTTCGCGACGCTCTCTACCAAAATCCGATCTGGCAGTTCGAGCTGACGTTCGACGGCCTCTCGTCATCGCCGGCTTCGTATCCGGGACTCGGAGCGAATTCGATGCAGGCGCTCATGGGATTCTTCCTGCAAATGCAGGGGCAATTCGGGACCTTCCTTTACCCCGATCCGACCGACAGCGCGGCGACGAATGTCACCTTCGCCACGGGCGACGGGACGACCACGACCTTCACCTTCTCCCGCTACATGGGCGCGTTCCTCGAGCCGGTCGGCTGGGTGACGAGCGTCTCGAACGTGTTCCTGAACAACGTCAATCAGCCATCGGGCTGGTCGCTATCGACGCCCAACTCGCTTGTGTTCACGTCGCCGCCCGGGTCCGGCGTGTCGATTGCCGCGACTTTTACCTACGCCTTTCAATGCCGGTTCGATTCCGACGACCAGGACTTCGAGGAATTCATGTCGAACTTGTGGAGGATCGACAGCGTCAAATTCAAATCGGTGAGGACGTCGTGATGCTCGTCGCCGGCGCCCGGTTTTTTCTGGCCAGCGCCGCGGTGCGGTTGCTCACAGCTGGACTGTGGACATTGTTCCAGTCATGAAACAGACCGCCAGCGCCGTCATGAACCTCATCAACGCTGCTCGCGCCACGCCGGATGCGCCGATCGCCTTTGCCGAGTGCTTCACTTTCGTCACCACGGCTGGAACGCAATACACGTGGACGAATGTCGACTATGATATCGCCTATAACGGCTTCGTTTTCAGTGCGAGCGGTCCACTCGTTTCCGGCCTCAAATACAAGGGATCGGTGGGACTGGAAGTCGACAAGCAGCAGATCAACATCGCGGCTCGCCCGACGGACGTGATCAATGGCGCGCCGTTCCTCATCGCCTTGCGCGATGGCGCGTTTGACGGCGCTCCGGTCTATCGGGATCGGGTCTTCCTGACGGCTCCCAATGGAACTGTTGTCGGCGGCGTCCGCATGTTTCAAGGGCGCATTTCGACCGTCGACAATGTCGGGCGAACGCAAGCGACGCTGACCGTCGCCTCGGACCTCGTGATCCTCGATTACGACATGCCGAAGAAC